TATAACAAAATATATTTTTAAATATAATTTTGATAAAAATAGAAATATAAAATCTATGAAAAGCGGAGATAGGCAAGTTGAATTTGTAACCGAGTTAAATGATGATATGGAATTTAGAAAAAGTTTGAATCGTTTTAGAAAACTTGGAGTTATAAAATAAAGGTGGTATGTGATGTTTGAAGATTTTTTTGATACCGATGTGATAGAAGAAGTTAAAAGAAATACGAAAACAAAGACTGAACTTGGTTTGACAGTTCAAGGTTGGGAAGTCGTTTATACAAATGTTAAGTGCCAGTTGAGTGCTGGAATTTTAAGAGCTACTGAGACTGGAGTTATAAATAGTTCTAAAAATTCGTATAAGATATTTGTTAGTAATGATGTAGAAATAAAGCAGAATGATATTTTGGTTGTAAGTAAAGGCGGAATAAAATATAAATTTAAAGCTAATAAACCTATAAAGTACACTGATTTTTGGGAACATCAGGAGATATCGGTGGAGGAAGTGGAAAAAAATGAAACTTAGCGGTGACTGGGAAAAACTGGCAAAAAAATTAGAAAAGTTAGCTACTGATACTCCACAAAAAGTTGGAACTACACTTAAACAAGTTGCTGAGGAAACGATAAAAGAAGTGAAAGGGCAGACCCCTGTAGATACTGGGCAGTTGAGAATGGGTTGGCACAGAGAAGATGGTGGAAATTTTAAACAGTTAATTTTTAGTAATGTAGAATATAGCATTTTTGTTGAGTACGGTCATAGAGTTAGACACTCGAATAAAGTAGTGCCTGGCGTATTTATGTTGAAAAAAACTATAGAAAACTTAGAGCCTGTATTTAAAGATAAAATAGGTTCGACAATAAGAGCGGAGTTTGAATAATAATGGAATTTATGGATTTTATAAAAGCACTGAGCAAAAAAATATACGATTTTACAGATAAAGAAGTTGGAATTGATAATATAAATGCTTTGACTAGACCGTGCTACTATATCCAAGTAATTGACTACAAAAATGAGTTTTTTGCGAATTATAAAAAGAGGATATTCATTAGCTTAGACATTATATATATTCCTGAAAATGATGAAAATAATACAATGGAAGTTTATAAAGCGCTTGATGAGTTGGATAATATGTTTGAAACTAAAGGTAATAAGATTTTAAAAGTTAAAGATAGATGTCTAACTTTGAAAAATGAGCATACAAAAATGGTAGATGGTCTAGGTCATTACATTTTCGATTTAGATTTATTTGATGTGTACGGGACTGATTTAAGAACTTTTGACAATAGTATTGAAACAATAAAAGAAATATTGAATGATGACACTGAAGTAACGGAATATGAATTGCTAAAAAAATTAGATTTATTTGATGAAAAAGGTAATAGAGTATCATTATTTGATGAGAATAATGATTTGATCAGTGATGAGGTGTTTAAAAAATTATCATTATTTGATAAAAACGGAGTTCCATTTAATTACAAGATAATGAGAAATTTAAAAATGAAATTAAAGAAATAGGAGAGTGATAAAATGGCAATAGTCGGACAAATTAATGCGAGTCCAAGCATTAGTATTGCATTTAAAACATTAGCAACGACAGCTATTCAAAGAAGTGAAAGAGGTACTGTTTGTTTGATTTTACAAGATACAAAAGCTACTGAAAAATGGTACACTTTTAAAACTATAGCCGATGTTGAAACTGAAAAATGGGATAAAGATAATATTAAATATATTAATTTAGCTATGCATTATGGAGCATTTAAAATATTAATCAGAGTTATACAAAGTGGAGAAGATACAAGCAAAGTATTAAAGGATTTAGAAATGCGAAAGTTCAACTGGTTAGCTTATCCAAAAGCATTAGAAACAGAAGACCAAACAGTTGTAAATTGGGTAAAACAACAATTTGGGAATACTGGTACAATTGGTAAAACTATAAAATATGTATCAAGCTATGCGAATAAAACAGATCATGTAGCTATTGTAGAACTTGCAAATGGTGGAACATATAAGTCTATTTATGGAGATTTTACAGCACAGGAATACACAGCAGCTATTGCAGGGCTTATTGCAGGTATGCCATTAAATCGTAGTGCTGATAATCACATTATGAATGATTTGAAAGAAGTTGAAGATTATGAACCTAAAATTGGTAAATTCAGTTTATATATGGATGAAGATATAGTTAGGGTAAATTATGGTGTTAATTCTAAAACTACATTTGACAGTACTTGGAAAAAAGATACAAGAAAAATTAAAGTTGTTGAGGGTATGTGCTTTATTGTGGATGATATAAGGGACACATTCAAAAAATATTGGATTGGAAATTATATCAGTGATTATGATAATAAAATGAATTTTTGTTCAAATATAACGAAAGTATATTTTAAAGAAATGTCACCAAATGTATTGAATGGAGATTATGACAATAAAGTAGAAATTGATATTGAAGCACAGAAAAGGGCAATCATTATAGATGGGTTGGAAACAGACGGTATGACGGATTTAGAAATTTTACAGTACCCTACTGGTGATGAGGTTTATTTAACTGGAGATGTAAGATTTGTAGACACTATGGCTTCACTTAGCTTAACAATGACAATGTAATGAAAAGGAGTTGATAAAATGTCGGAAAATATAAAAGGAAACAGAACAATAACAGGAGCTTATGGGGAGTTATGGCTTGATAATGAAAAAGTAGCGGAGTTAAAATCTGTAGAAGCTAAAATTACAGCGGAAAGAAAAGATGTACAGCTGGGGATTTCTGTTGATAGTAAAATAACAGGATTGAAAGGTGAAGGAAAAATTACGGTATTTAAAGTTTATACTCGTGGAAAAAGAATACTTGAAAATTGGATAAAAGGAAAAGATGTAAGAAGTAGAATAGTGACATCTATTAAAGATCCAGATAGCTTGAAAGGGCAAGAAGAGAGAGTGTCGATTGACAACGTTTGGTTTGATTCAATTGAATTGGCAAAATTCACAAGAGGGGAAATTGTGGAAGAAGAGATACCTTTTGGATTTACTCCTAGCGATGTTAAATATGAAAATGTAATAAAATAAGAAAAGGCAGGGATAAGATGAAAAATATAACAGTAGAAATGTTGCTGGAAAATAGTAAAAAAATAGAAAAAAAAGACACAATAAAGGTTAAAGTTGAAGAATTAAGTGGAGCTGTTTTAGAATTAGAAGTATTGAACAGAATGGAAATACTGGATATTTTATCTAGTAATAGTACAGACAAAGACAGTGAATTAATCTATACTGCAGGGAAAATATTTAAAAATGAAAAATTAATTACTGAATTGGGTTGTCAAATGAATCCAATTGAAGTTGTGCCAAAAGTACTAAGTCAATCTACCATAGTAAATATTTCGGAATTACTTATGAAGAAAGCTGGATGGAATGAAAAATTTACTGTTGAAGAGGTGGTTGAAGAAATAAAAAACTAATCAAGGGCGACTGGAAAGCAAAAACAGTCGCTCACTATTTAAATTGCGGACATAGTCTGCAAAGTTTAAGGGAATTAAGTAATTCAGAGTTGTTGTTTATGTTTTTTATGATTGGAGGTGGATTAGAGAATGAGTGAATATAAATTGAGCGCATTGCTTGAATTGAAAGATAAATTTACTAATGTAGCACAAAAGGCTGGAAGTTCATTGGGAACATTGAAAGATAAAGTTGGTGGCATAGCTGGTAAAATAAAAAATTCTTTCAGTGGAGTTCAAGGAGCATTGGCAACTGTTGGAGTTGGTATAGGAGCAGGTACAGCAGTTAGTGTATTAAAATCTTCTGTTGAAGCCTACGCAAATTTGGAAGACCAAGTTAGAAGAAATAAGGCTATAATGGGGGCTACAGTACAACAAGAAAAGCAACTTATGCAACAAACAAGAGATTTGGGTAGATCAACTAAATTTACAGCTCAAGAAGTAGCAGAAGCACAAATGTATCAAGCTATGGCTGGTATGAAAACAAATGAAGTGCTAGAAATGACACCAAAACTTTTGAAAATGTCAATTGCGGCTGGAAGTGATTTCGCTCAAACTTCTGATATAGTCACAGATAACCTGACAGCTTTTGGTATGTCGTTAAAAGATTCCGATAGACTTATGGACGTAATGGTTGCGACAAGTAATAATGCAAATACCAATGTACAAATGTTAGGGGAGGCTTATAAATATGTTGCTGCGACTTCAAGAAATTTTGAGAGTTTTGAAGATGTAAATATCTTATTAGGAGTGCTTGCAGATAATGGAATTAAGTCTGGTCAAGCTGGGCGTAATTTAGCAGGAATTTATAGAAGATTGGCTAATCCATCAAAACAAGTGGGAAATGCTTTAAAAGACTTAAATATTCAACTTTATGACCAGCAAGGACATTTTAGAGGATTAAAAGCGTTATCTGATGATTTAAAAATTGCTACTGCAGGTCTTACGCAGGAAGAAAGAAATAGATATTTGACAATGATTGCTGGTGGAGAAGGTATGAAAATACTGGCTTCTATTATGGGGACAACAGAAAAAAACTATAACAAAGTTGCTAATGCTGTAAGAAATTCTAGTGGTGCAACGGATAAATTTGCTGATGATATGAGCAATACAACGGCTAACAAAATAGCACAATTTAAATCGGCGATAGATGATTTGAAAATATCGTTAGGAGAAGCATTCGCCCCAATAGCGACCAGGTGGATGGAAGACTTTATGAAAAGAGTTGAAGAATGGCAAAAAAGCGGGGCATTAGATCCTGAAAAATTAAAAGGGCAAGCTGAACAATTAACAAAAGGTGCAGAAATAGGAATGCGAGGAATTATAGGAGCCAAAGGTGCAATTTGGGGAGCTCAATTAGGAACAGCAATTGGGGGACCAGTAGGAACGGCAGTAGGTGCTGCAATTGGTGGAGCTATTGGATATTATACGCCGGAAATAATAAAAGGTTTAATAGAACCGAAAGACCCAAAAAAAGAAAAAGAAAAACAAGAAGCTATAGCTAGAGCTTTTACTCCTGGAGCAAGTCAATCTGGTTATAATTCTAGCGATGGAAAGTTCCGCTATATGGGATATTCTGATGTTAAAGTACCTTCGATGGCAGAAGCACAAAAAGAAGAAGCATCGAGAATTGCAAGACAAAAAGAATATGACAGAAGGTCATATGAAGCTTTGCAGAAGGTTGTACTTGATATAAATGCGGTCAAAGCAAGGATAGCACCACAGCAAAATTTAGCACTTACTCAGCAAGATAAGACAGCACAATTAACAAGTGCAATTTCACAACTTGTATCTAAACAACAAAATAATAATCCCTTGCAACCATTTGATCCGAACGCTATAACTAATGCTATCAGTTCTGGATTAAGTCCATTAAATAGTTTACCAAGTCTTTTGAATACTAGTTTGAGCACAATGCAACCGCCAATACCACAACCAGTATCAATAGAACAAGTTATAAATCATCAGGCTAATGCACAAATAGCTGCACAATTGTCAAATATAACAATAAATGACACAGCAAAAATTGAGAGTATAGCTAGACAGATAGCACAGAATGTTAGTCAGAATACATATAACACTATGATGTCAAATTTACAAGCTCAAATTCAAGCGTCACAATAATTATGAAAGGAGTTTCAATATGAGATCAATATTTATGTTATTGCACGATACAGAACCGTTTATTTTTGTGATTCCACCGTCGGATTTCAAAATTACGAGCAGTCAAAACAGTGAAGTTGTAAAGATATTAGATGTTGGAGAAGTAGCATTAATAGGAGAAAAAAACATAAAAAAAGTAAATTTTTCTACGTTTTTACCATCCAAAAAATCTAAATTTTTTAATTATTTGCTCAATTCTCATTCTCCGATGGCTGGAATAAAAAAACTGGAAAAATATAAAGATGATAAAGAAGTTTTAACTTTGGTAAGTGCTAATTATAGTATTTATTTTAAATGTTATATTGAACAGTTGGAATATGAAATAATAGAGAGAACAGGAGATATTGATATTACAATTGATTTGATAGAAGCTAGGAAACAGACAAGATTGATTGATGATGTTAATGAACTTTATGAGCGATATACTGGGAAGACTTCGCCAATTAAAGAGTATCAACTGGAAGAGAGATTTGAAAATTTAAAGAGTGGATTAAAAAATAAAATAAAAGAAAAAATTGATAGCTTGATTAAAGTTTAAAAAGGAAGTTTGGAAATGTTAAAGATTGTGATTAATGATAAAGAGCATATAAAAAAATTTGAACGAATTACTTGGAAGGGTGGAATAAATGGAACATCACGAACATTAGAAGTAAAATATTTAGATGATAATCAAATTGCTAATTTAGGAGATAAAGTGGAATTCTATGTTGATGCTGATAAATTATTTATTGGTAAAGTCTTTTCTGTTGAAGTTGTTGGAGATAGTAAAATTAGGACTTTTAATTGTTTTGATAACTCCATATATCTTAATAAAAACTATTTTGTGAAAAACTTTAATAAGAAAAAACCGTCTCAAATATTGAAAGAAATTTGTGGAGAGTTAAAATTGGAAGTTGGAAATATACCTGAAGACAAAGTGGATTGCACTTATCCAGCAGTTAATAAGAGTGGGTATCAAATAATTTTGAACGCTTATACGATTCAGCATAGAAAAGATAAAAAAATATATTCTATTGTTAGTAATGATGGAAAAATAGAAGTTGTGGAACAAGGAAGTTTGGCAGATGTCATGCTAAACTCTAGGCAAGATATAAAAAGTTCTAAATATGGTGAAGATATTGAACAAATGGTGAATCAAATTGTTATCTATAAAACTGAAAAAGAAAAACAACAAATAGTAGATAAAGTAGAAAATAAAGAAGACAAGGAAAAATACGGATTGTTTCAAAAAGTAATGCAGTATGACAAGGATAGGGATAATATCAGCAATGCCAAAGAGATGTTGAAAAGCGTTGAAAAAACAGGAAATATCACTTGTCTTGGTAATGTTTTGATACAAAGCGGTTATTCAATAGGAATACACGAGCCGCATACAAACCTTGTTGGTAGTTTTTTAGTGAAAAATGATACGCATACTTGGGAAAATGATATGTATTATTGTGATATAGAATTAACTTTTGAAAATGTGATGGATAAATCCGAATTTGAAGAAAAACCAAAATCGAAAAAATCACAAAGTAAAAAGAGCAAGAAAAACAAGAAAGGTGAGAAAAGCAAGAAGAATGAGAAAAATAAGAAAAAGGTAGGTGCTAAATAATGAGCATGTTTGAAATACTTAACGATATGATTGATAACGGAGTGCAACAGCAATCCAACAATTTTATAAGAGCTAGTGTCACTAGTCCACCGCCTGAATTAAAAATAAAATTTGATAATGTGGAAATACCTTCAGAACAAATTTACTGCTCTAATTTCTTATTGCCCCATTATCACAGAACTTATAAAATAGACGGTGTTATTGATGAAATAACTATTAATGCTACAACTCAAACGGCAATAGGAAATGGACCCGCTTCACACACCCATGACCATTCAACAATTAAAGGTTCTGGAACTTATAAAAGTAGTAAGGATATATGGTTTGAAGACACTTTAAAAGTTGGAGATGAAGTTCTAGTTTTAGTGCTGGGGATAAATTATGTGGTAGTTAGTAAAATAGTGAAAATGCCAAGTGGTGCAATAGAAGGAGTGTAAATATGGATTTTGAAGAATTGTTCTTGAAACAGAACGAAAAAAAAGAAAAAAAGGAATTACCTCTGTTTAAAGAATATGCAATTAATTTTGATACGCTGGAACCTTTGAGAAATGGAAATAACCTTGTTGAATTAAGCGGAAATGAAGCACTCAAAGTATGGATATTTAAGGCACTTAAAACTAAAAGAAATTTTTACGAAATACATTCGGATAGTTATGGAAATGATTTAGATGTACATATTGGTACGGTTTATCAGGAAAGTATAAAAAATGCTTTAATTATTTCGGAAATCAAAGATTGTTTATTAGTTAATCCGTATATTTTGAACTGCTATAATTTTGAATTAAACTACAACAACGATGATAATAATTTAAAAGTCTCTTTTAATGTCTCTACCGTCTACGGAGAAAGTGAGGTGTTATACAGTGAATAAAATAGAAGCGAGGAATAAGTTTTTATCTAATTTAGAAAATAATTTTTCTAAAATAGAAGGAACATTTAATTTTGACATTGCGAGTGCTTACGGAATAGAAGCTGAAGCAATATATAAATTGTTAGAATTTTGGGTTAAGCAAACTTTTATTGATACCGCAACAGAAGATGAATTTATAGATTATCATGCGATGCTTTTCGGAGTGACGAGGAAGCAGGGAACAAAGGCAAGAGGAGAAATATTAATAACCGGGAAAGCTGATACTACAATATCTGCAGGATCAATAGTATTGAAAACGGACAGTACAAAATACAAGTTGCTTTATGATACGACTATAGCTTTTAACGGAAAAGCAGTTGCGGAAGTGGAGTGCTTACAAACAGGAGAGGTTGGGAACTGTGCTATAGGTGAGATAGTAAATTTTGAAATAGCTAACGCCGACATCTTTACAGTGACTAATGAAAAAGCTTTTACAAACGGTTATGAAAAGGAACCTAATGACAGTTTAATATCTAGAGCGAAGGAAAGAATATTAAAACCAGCACATAGTGGTAATATATATGATTATGAAAAATGGGCAAAAGAAATAGACGGAGTCGGTAAAGTGTTAGTTGAACCACTATGGAACGGAAACGGAACAGTAAGAGTCAGAATCTCGAATTACAATAATGCATTAGCTGATAATGAGCTGATACAGAAGGTAAAAAGAAGGATAGAGCAGATTGACGGTAGACCAATCGGAGCCAATGTTACAGTAACAAGTTTCGACGGTAAGAATATTGCTATATCTGTAAGCATTATTTTAAGTCCAGGAATAAAGTTAAATACCGTATCGGATCTAATTAGTTCAAAAATAAAGCAGATGATAAAAGATAATTCGGCGCTATACACTTTAAATAGTAAGGAAATTTTATCAATTAACAGAATTGAAAAAATAGTTTTATCTATTAATGGAGTTGAAGACTGCAAAGTCCTGATAAACAATGACAGCAGAAACATAACTGTAGATAGTAATGAAGTATTAATAGTGACTGGGGTTGTTATCAATGAACAGTAAAATAAAAATAATCTCCAAAGTTGCAAGAAATAGCTTACAGGTTGATTTAATACAAAGTTTAACAATAGAGGCTCAAAAAATAAAAAATGATATTGAGAAATATAAGGAGTTTATTTTTTTAAACTTTTTTAACGAAGAACAGATTCTGAAATATGAAAAATTTATGAATCTGGAAGTCGATTCAAGGTTGAGTTTACAAGATAGACGAGATAGAATTTTGTTTTGTTTGCTATCAAAACAAATATTTTCTCCTGAAAATTTAAAAGAACAGGCTAGAATATTTACAAATGGGGAAATCGAGGTAACAGAAGTATTTAACGAACACTATTTTATTATAAGATTTACAAGTATTTATGGAATACGACCCAATTTAAATAATTTTATTAATTTTATAGAGTTAAATAAGCCAGCCCATTTAGGATATAAAATAGTTTACAGCTACATGACTTGGGATGAATTTGACAGATATAACAAGACATGGGACGCTTGGGATAGTTTAAATTTAAATTGGGATGATAGAGAAAAATATAAGGAGTAGGAGGTAAAAAATGCCAGCACAGAAAAAAACAAGTTTAGGACTTAATCAATGGATAGGGAGTGAATATCCTAAAAGAATTGATTTTGTTGAAGACAATAAAATAATAGATGACGAATTAATTAAGAGGGTAAAATACACAGATGTAGCAACGGAAACGAAAGAAGGAATAGCTCGAATACATTCACTAGATACTGTTGAAAATCAGTCAAATGAATTGCAAAATATGGTTGCAAAGAATTTACAATCACAGATTTCAGATTTTATAAAAACTCTTAATAACGATGAAATACTGACAGCAAAATCATTAGTAAAATATTTAAGTAAATTGTTGAAACCGGCAACGGAAAATACCTTTGGACTAATTGATTATCAAACGATTAAACAAGTGTCACCTAAGCCTGATTTGACACCATATGTACCGTTCTCGAAAGGATATAGAGTGAAAGATAATACAACAGAGTTTGTAAGAAGCAATGGAGTTGATTTATGGAGTGCAAGGCATCATTATATGTATGATGAAGCTGGAAATTATATGGGAGCTTATCACCTAAATGGTGGTCGTGCATATTACAAAGTGCCTAACAGGAATGGTGGAAATTGGTGCGAAATAATGGATAATCACGATATGGCTGCTGCACATAATAGGATAACTGAGACATGGAATAGGGCACAAGAGGCTTGGAATAAAGCAAATGATGCTCAAGTCTATAGAATTTACGAAATAAGATTAGCTGGTTATATTTATTTAGAATTAGGTACATCAGAAGGAGGAGCAACAGAGAGAAATGGATATATAGTAACAGGTTTGGTTAATGATGGAGGACAAGGATTTTGGGATAGAGACCACGTGCAAATGAGAGTATTACAATTTTACAGAAACGGTCAATGGCTAAATACTTATTTTGTATAGGACAATGTTAATTAAATCACGATAATCTAAAAAGGGAGCAAAAAAAGATGAAAAAATTTATAGTGGATAAAGTGAAATTGATGGAAGAAGAAGGAATTAAATATTTAGGAATTTTTGATAAAGAGAATAACAACTGGTATGGAGAGCAATCGAAATTTGCAGATAACACTTTAAAAGTAATGTACAATAAAGATACATTACTAGTATTAAGTACAAATAAAGATGTTTCAATATTAGCTCCAACAATGGTTGGAGATGTAGTAGAAGAAATAGAATATCAGGAAGTAAAAGTAAATCCAAATTTGTATTTTGTGGATGGAAAAGTTGTAGAATTACAGAATTATGAAACTATTAAAAATGGTAAAATTGTATTTGATCGAGACAAACGAATAGAAGAAATAAAAAAAGAATTATACGATTTAAGAGTGGAGCGTGATATTGCACCGTTTGAATTTGAAATTGACGGTGTGACATATTTGCAAAATAACAGGAGTATAGATCAATCAAATTTAACAAGAATCGTCGTAATGTGTCAAGCATTGAAGAAAACAACTTTTGAGAATTGGAAATTTTATACAAAAGAAAACAGTGAAAAATACGTAAATTTAACTATACAGGATATGATGAAAATGGCAAATATAATGCAAGAACAGACTACTAAATCAATGGCTGCAGAAACATTGCTGACACATAATTTGGAAAATCTAACTGACGAGGAATTAGAAAAATATAATGCAAAAGAAGAATATGAAAAAGCATATAAAAATATGTAGAAGGAGGATTCATGGAATTAGAAAAAGACAAGCTATATATATGTTTCCACAAGCCCAAGAGACTGATAGGGCATTTGATAGCACTGTGGACGTTTGGGAAATATTCGCATGCCGAATTTATTTACAATAATCAAGTTTTTTTGTCTAATCCTGGTGGAGTTAGAACAAGGAAATTTGAGTTTCAAAAGAATATGGATATTTATGAGTTAGATAGTAATATTGATGCGAAAGATATTATTGAGTTTTTTAAAACAGCACAAGGCAAAGGATATGACTATCTAGGAATTTTAGGACAGTTTTTTTATGCTAATAAGGTACAAGATGACGATAGATATTTTTGCAGTGAGTTTTGTTTAAATGCAATAGATTATACTTTACAATTTACGTTGACTTATAAAGGTAAATCATTAAAGGATAGGGTTGGCTATCAGTTCAGCCCAGTAAAATTATACAAATATTTAAAAGATATGGAATTGCTGGGAAGAAAGGTGGAATGAAAATGGATATAAGGAATTTAATTGGAATTGAAATTATGGAGCAAGGAAAACTATTAAAAGTAACAGATGCCATGCTTGAAGGGAATAATATTGTTCTAATAACTGAAACAGTGGAAAAAGATGCGAAAGAAATTTAAAGAAAAGGAAGTGGCATAGATGGATAGATTTGAAAAGATTTTTAGCTTCACATTAGCTGTCGAGGGTGGTTATACTAACGACAAGAATGATAAGGGCGGCGAAACAACATGGGGCGTTACAAAAGAGGAGGCAAGAAGAAACGGATACAATGGCTCTATGAAAAATTTAACACAAGATTTTGCAAAAAGAATACTTGAAAAAGACTATTACCTGAAAAATCGTTTAAACGAAGTAAAAAATGACAAGATTGCATTATCAATATGTGATTGGAGTTTTAACTCAGAAAAATGGGCAACTAAAAAGGCACAGGTAACGTTAAACGAATATTTTGGCTATAATCTAGTTGTAGACGGTATTTTTGGAAGCAAGACTATAAAAGCCTTGAATGAAGTGGAAGAACAAGGAAAATCAGCAGAATTTTTGAGAGACTACCACAGCATACAGAGAAAATTTTACCATTCTATAGTTGAGTATAACCCAACTCAACAAAAGTTTTTAAAAGGATGGCTAAATCGTGTTGATAAAAAAGAAAAATTTATAAAGGAGATGTTTTAAAATGAAAAAAGTTTGTATTATAATTGGACACGGAGGGAATGACTGTGGTGCAATTAATCCTCGTACAAAAGAAACGGAGTTGGCATATAATACTGAACTTGCTGATATGCTTATGGAAGCCTTGAAAGGTGAATATGAAGTTGTAAAATATAATAGAGGTTATAACAAGGTTGAAAATGTTGGAATTGTAAACAGTTATAAATCTGATTTGATTTTATCGTTGCACTGTAATTCATTTAATGGAATTGCTTCGGGAACAGAAGCGCTTTACTGGTATTCAAGTGAAAAATCTAAAAAATTGGCAGAGATATTAAGTAAAAATATTTCCGAAACTTTTGGAATCCATAACAGAGGAGCAAAACCAAGAGTTACAAACGAAATTAAAAAGCGGAATCCTGTCAAGTTTAAGGATATGGAAACGAGGGGTAGCTATTTGCTATATAAAACCAATGCACCTTGCAACATTATTGAGCCATTTTTCATAGACAACGACGGCGATTTAAAACTTGGAAAAGAGAAAAAGCAGGAATATGTGGAAACAATAAAAAAATCTATAAAAGAATATTTTGAAGGGGAGATGTAAAATGAACATAGTAACAAATATATTAAATCAGTTTGGAGCAAATTTAATTAATCTGGTAGCAGTGGCACTTGCTGGATTTATAGCAAAGGGAATTTCAACATATCTTGTAAAAGGGTATAAATACACTTGCTAAAAAAGAAAATGGCAAAATATATAGCACAATTTATACCAAATGGAATCGCATTTGGGGAACTGCTGAAGGGAGTCAAGCCCAATGAGGAAAGGCTGGTACAGGCGGTATTAACTGTACAGAATTTAGTTTTAAAAATGTTTCCTGAAAGACTAAGACCAACGGTGGATAAGCTATTTGATGAAAAAGCGATTGCAAGAGAGATAGAAAGGCAATTAAATAAGGAAAAACAGGAGGGTTTAGCCAAAGCTCCGGCAGAATAATGTCGGAGCAAAAAATAGAAAAAATACAAGATATGATAGTAGATAAAGTTGTAGAAAAAGTGGCTGTTTCTAAAACAGGAATCACATCTAATCAAAGCAGTTCTTTAAATTTTAATGTAATTGACTATAAAAGAGATTACAGCAGAAGCAATATCTATGCTGATGTAAATTACAGGGATAATTTTCGTGGAGACAGGGAACTGCTGGCAAGAGCGGGATTTATTTACTATTTAAAATAAAAGGAGCAGGAATGGAAAATTACTTAGTGGATTTGATATTTATAATATATGGATTGATTTTAGGAACGTTAGGAAATTTGTTATACAGGGTAAACAATCACTTAAAAATAAATCCTGTGGCAATTAGATTTCTATACGGAATAATGGCATTGGCATTGTACGTATTGATGTATCTAGCCTTTTTGAAAAAAGTTCCTGAAATTGATGTTGTGGTAATGCTATTAATAATTGTTGTAGGGTATTTTGTGGAACTGATAATAGAAGTTCTTGAGGAAAAAGTGCCGAAAGCATTGGAAAAACTCATTGATAAATGGTTAGGTGGTGGGAGCAATGGGAATGAATCAGACAAGAAAAACGATTAGAGGCTTGATATTCGGAGATAAAAAGCATAAGGATTTTCAGGACAACGAAAAAATAAATTTTGCAAATAAAGGAATATTGAAACTGATACTGCTGTATACGACAAGTTCAATTTTGTCGATAGCACACAGGGATTGGCAATATCAAAGGAATATAGATAAGTTAATATCAGAAAATAAATGGCAAAAAATATTTTTAGTGGAGCAGCTGCGGGAAAAAACTTTTCTGGAAAATCTTTTAGTTGTACTGGTAAGTATTGTAATTTCGTTTTGCATACTGTATTACTACAATAAAAAGATGAGCGATACAAACAAAAAGAAATAGATTGTTAAGGTAGTCAGAAATGGCTATCTTTTTTTGTAAAAAAGTTATTGATGAAATATAAAATATGTTGTATAATAATCTAAGGAAAGGAGCAAAAATGGAAAAAGAAAAAGCAGTAAAGTCTCGTGGAGTGAAAAAAGGAGAAACTCCTCAATGGAATGTAGGAAGAAAAAAAACGGAAAGTAAAATAAAATATACTTCAAAATCCATATCGCTTCCATTAGAAAAGTGGGATGAATTAGAAATTAAAGCACAGGAACAAGGAATAACTAAAAATAAACTTGTTGCTAATTTAGTAGAAAAGTATTTGAAGAAAAACAGGAGGAAAAAATGAGAAAAATAAAACAAAATAATAATTTTATGAAAAAGAACTACAGACATTTTTTAGTAAGTGAAGTAAAAAAAGAATTTGGAAATGACGTTAAAAAATATATAGACTGGGAACTAGGTGTGCTGGAAACAGGATTAAAAATGACAGGAAGCACTGAAATGTTAAATATTTTAAATAAATATAGAAG